TACCTTCTTTATATAACTCCAACATACATTTTTTAGTCATATCTGCTGCACTACCTTGAATTAATTTATTTAAAGCCTTGTAAGTATAAGCACGCTTGATGCCTGGACCATGTTCCTGGACAGCTTGATCAAATGGTAAAGCTTTATGCATACCAAAACTATTGGGTTCCCATAAATGAAACCTACATAACCTACCTAGTAAAGTTCTAATTTGTCCACGTTGTTGAGCTCTATTAGATACAGACCTTGTTAATGATTTAACGAAAGGAACTCTCTCATGGTAAATAGAAAACAATTCTTCTGCCTTATCTTTTGATACACCTAACTCTGCCTGTAGCTTAGCTTTACCCATACCATAAAATAATCCAAGATTAATTGTTTTAGCTTGGTCTCTAGGTATATCTGCCATCTGTGCAACGATTGTATGAAAATCTGCATTACCATCGTCATAAGCTTCTTTAACATTATAGACGCTTGAGTCTTGGTCTAGGGATGCATAGTGAACTACTAATCTTGGTTCTTGTTGTGAGTAGTCAAAACATCCCCATTCGCAACCAGATTCTGGTATAAAGAGGGATCGGATCAATGGACCTAAATCCTTGTTGCGAGCAGGAATTTGTTGTAAATTCGGATTAGAGTAAGAGAATCTTCCTGTTACTGTTCCCCCACTATCCGATCTAATTTGATTTATATCTGCATGAATACGACCATTGTGTTCATGTTTTATAATTGTGTCTATAAAAGTTGTATGTGCCTTGTTAATCTCTCTAGCTTTTGCTATAAGATTAACTGTAGGATGTTTATGAGTAGAAAGAAAATTTTTAGTAAATGATGGTGCTTGTGTTTTCAAAGTTCGTTCGTACTCTAAACCAAGTTTATCAAAAACTTTGGCAATTGATCTTGCTGCCCATATTTGAGGTTCTATTCCTGTCTCTGTTTTTACTTTTTGGAGTAGTATTTCTTCTTTTGATGCTAACTGTTGCTTCAATTTATGAGCTCCTTCAACGTCTACACGTACTCCCTTAAATTTCATATCAACCAGGCAAGGAAATAAATCTGTCTCTAATTCAAAAATAGATCCTAGGTCCTGGTCAATTAGTTCCTTCTGCATGATCTTCCATAAATTTAATGTAAGTTCTGCATCACGTTCAGCGTAGTTACCAACATACATAGAAGGTAACTTCCACATGTCAGCTTTGGGATCTAGTCCCCATTCTTTTGCTACCTGATTTAATTCTGTTTCATTTTTTCCTTGGCCACAATAATCCCAACCTAAACTATTCAAATCAAATCTAAATCTATTTTCATTTACTAAGGATGCTGCAATCATTGTGTCAACAATTTGTCCTTCTATTTTTATACCCATGGCTCTAATCCAACACACATCGTACATTGCATTGTGAAAAACTTTAATGGCTGGACAAGCACAAATGTCTGTAAACCATTGAATTACTTTACTTTTTTCAAGGTTACCACCACCCTCGTGATCAAAAGGAAAGTACCCAGAGTAACCATCTGTAGCCACAGCTATGCCAACTACTTTACCTCGACCTACGACAGCACCTGATCCTTTAGTTTTTAAATCTGGATCACATGTTTCTAAGTCAATAGCAATTGTGTCAGCTTGCCTTAAATCAGGAAACTCTGTTGGCTTCACCCATTCTGTTTGTGCTTTAAATACAAGTGACTTCATTATTTTTTCTCCTCTGTTGTGTAAAACATTTTTTTAGAGTCTTCTGTTAACCAGTCCTTGTTTTCTACATTCCAATAAGTGCTTTGGACAGAATAATCTGGTACACTGCCGTCAGTAACGTAATTAGGAGCATCCCACAGAATACGATTGTTGGGTTGTGCTGCATAGTTTCCACTATCCAACGCAAGTATGTGTGCACATTTATGTTCTTGAGGAATTTCAGAATGCTCTGTATCCAAAATATTACTTTCTGGATGTCCCCAATCAATGGTGAATAAATACTCTCCTGGATAATCTTTCTTATCTTTTCCAAAATACTTTCCTCGTTTTCCTCTTAAAAAACTAAAACAGTGTACACTAGGATAATAACTAAAGCAATTCCATAGTTGCACTTGATCTATCGCAGGCGGTTCTACATCTTTTACTTCAAACTTTTCTTGAAAAAAAGCAGATATAGGAAGTCTCCAAAAACATGCACCATTGGGTAACATAATATGAAACAATAGAGCTCTGTCGGTTATGGATGCAAATCCAAAAATACAACAATCTTCACTCTCACCATGATGTTCTTTAAGATCATAGAGATATTCTTTTCTTACTTTACAATAGATAGGTGGTATGTCTGCATTTAAATAGGCCATTATATTTTAAACTCCTTTGATTTGTTGTTTGCTTTGATTAAGTATAGATTTTTGGCAGATCTCGTTACTCCGACATACCAAACTCTGTATTCTTCGTCTTGTTTTTCTGGAGATTTTTTAGCACCTGCCATTGTATTAGTTGTTTGATTTAAAAATAATACAACGTTAGTTGCTTCACCTCCCTTAGCCCCATGAATAGTAGATACTTTTATTCTTGGTGTCTGTGTTAAGTCCTCTCCATTAGTTAACATTGCTTCCATGTAATCAATTTGACTAGGTGCTACTTTAGTAAAAGCTTTTTGCCATGGTAAGGTAATATCTACTTCATTCATTTTTTCTTTTATTCTCTGTAACTGTATTTCTGGAATTTCTTTTCCTTCTCTCATTTGATTCCAATAACCAATATCTTCGTATAAAGATTTTCCAATACTATTACCCTGTGCTGTTTGAAAAAATAAACCATGTCTTTTTAATTGTGGTAGAATAGGTTTTAATAAAGAATTGGTTCTAGTAAGAATAAGCCAGTCCCCCTTTTCCATATCAGTGATAAGATCGGTTAGTTTAAATCTTTCTATTATTTCTCCTCGTTCTTCTTTAGGTAAGTAATCTTTTTGTATTCTATTTATACCTACTCTTGAAATAACATCCAAAGCTTTAGTTTGTACATCTATTGGAACTCTTTGAGATTTAGTTAACAGTACATCTTTACCTTTCCATAATTGAAATGATCTAACATCAGCACCAGCCCATCCAAAAATAGCTTGATCATCATCTCCAGCAATCCATACTCTAGGATTAGCAGATGTACTGTCTCTCATTATTTTATCTAACATATTCCATTGCAACTTAGATAAATCTTGAGCTTCATCTACAATAATTACTTGAAAACTTTTAGTGTCTTCAGCTTTTAAAAACTTTTCAATCATATCATTAAAATCTATTAGACCATAAGTTTTTTTAAAACTTTCAATTTCTTTTGCAATAGCATCTAATTTAAATCTTTCTACCCAAGTAAGGTGTTCGTTTTTATCAAACTGTTCCAAAGGTGTAATTTGTTTTACTTTTGCTAAATTAATTAAACTTAAATACTCACTGTCAGATGAGAATATTCCATTCCATTGATTGGTTTCATGATTTGCATATTTAATTTGTATGCCACATGTCTCACCTATTTTTTTATAGTGTTCTTCTTGCATTACATTTTCTTCTTTTAATCCTAACTGATTAAAAGCAAATGAATGAAGGGTTTGAAAATAAGGTAAATCTTTTTTAGTTAGACCTACATTGTCGGCTAAAAATCTATCTCTAGCTTCATTAGCTGCTTTTCTAGTAAAAGCAAAGTATCCAATATTCTGTAAAGATACACCTTCATCAATATATTTCTGTACTGTTTTTAATAAACTTCTTGTTTTCCCCGTACCTGGAGGACCTATTACTCTATATTTTTTCATTAGTAATTACTCTCTTTTCTCTCCACTGGTTTATATTCTATCTGATCCAAATGGAGTTGTGGGAGTCGACAGACCTTTAATGTTTTACCTTCAACATTTAAAGAATGATTAAATTCTACTTGGCAATCTTTTTCTAATTGTCTTGCTATTCTTTCTTCTGGTATTTTCCAATTGTTTCCTAGATGCTGAATGAAAGCTGTAAATTTAAAGTAATGATTACCTTCATTAGTATAACAAGCTCCATTTTTAACCTGTCCTCTTTGTTTAGCTTGAGGACCATTAATGCAGTATTGATATAACTCATCTTTTAATCTGTCTGTAACTTGAGTTCCTTTAGGTGGATAAATTGTTTCACAACCATTTCTCCATTCATTTAATTTTGCTCTATAGTCTTTTGGTTTAAGGGGTTCAAAGTAAACTCCTGTCTGTTCCCAGATTAAATTTAAAACTTCTTTTTGTGTAGTCATTAGCTTAGTGTTAGCTATTACAACTTCTACCTTATCATCACTAGGCATTACTACCTGGAATCTATACTCTGGTTCTACATATTTTATAATTTGAAAATCAGTAATGTCTGGGAATACAGATATACCGTCTGATGAAACACCAAAAGGTCTAGAATAACAAAGACCTCGCATACATTTATCTTTAATAGGTTCTTCATAACAAGTATGTCCTGCTGTATCTTTTCTCCATGCAGCTATTTTAGAATCTAATTTTGTTTTATCCCACGGATCTTCTAGATAACTATAGTTTGCTTTTGATACTTGATCTGGCCATTTGTCTTTGTATTTCTTTTTAGCAAAGACCATGTAGTTATACATAAATCTATCTCTACCATCTTCTAATTTAGTCTTAGAGCATAAAGCTAAACAAGGTGGACCATCATCAAATTCTGGGTCTGCACCTTTTAAAATATTACTGTGTGTTTCTTCTACAAGTTTTTCTAAATCTTTTTTACTTATTCTTGATTGTTCTGCAAATTTAATAAAAGACTCTAAATTTAATTTAGTATTGTTTTTATCTAACGCATATCTAGTAGACTCACCATTATTGTAGTAAGGTAAATTAATAAAGTTTCCTGGTTTGATGTCTCCTTTTTCGTCTTCCTTTAATTCTTTCTGTTTAGGAAAAATTTCTGTGGTAGGTTTTAACCCTAGTGGGAGGAGAAAAGCTTTTAAACCATCAATAAGATCTATTGCAGGTATGGGTTCTTTTAAAAATATATAACAATGTAATCCACCACTCTTAGAGAGTATTGGAATTAAAGGTAGGTTGTATTGCTCAAATAAAGAAAGAAATTTTTCTACTTTAAAATCACCATAGTTAGGTGGATCTATATCTATGCAACCAAATTGTGCTGTTTTATTTAAAGTACATGGTTGAACACCTATAGATATTTTACCTTGTAAGTGATCCTTGTAGTCATTAATAGATAGAGGTCTCCCTGCCCATTCGTAATTGGGTTTAATTTTATTTTTATCTGTATCTAAAGAAGTTCTAGACATATCCGCTATGCCAAAATCTCCTCTATAGCCAGTAAACAGCTTTATAAATTCGTCTTCCATAATGATCCCGGGTCGGGACAGTTCCACTCTCGCTTCCCTGTCCCTTTCCTCTTGCGAGAAATCTAGTAATTAGATTTTTCTTGTGGTTGACTAGGTTCTACTGAAGCAGCTGCAACATTACTTTTATGTAATGCTAAATTAAAATCTTTAGCCATGCTATAGATTTCTGCATTCTCCACTGGTCTAACCAAATTTACGGTCATTCCATGCCAAGTAAAGTTACCTGTATTCTCTACAGAGTTTATTTTATAAACTCTAGAAAACGCAGGAGCGGGTATAGACTTACCTGATGTTTTTGAAACAATCATTTCATTATCCATCAAAGAGTTCCAACCTCTACTAGTTTTTAACTGAGTAGTTTTTAAAGACATTAAAGCCTTCTCTGGTCTATCTCCAAGTATAATTACAAAATGATTTGCTGTCTTAATGATTTCATTACCATTAGCCAACACATCTTTTGTACCACTTTTAGTAGTCTGAGCCATAACCTCTGGACCTCTGTCTGGGTGTACAGGTCTGCCTTCACTTTTGTCAAAGGGTGCCCATTCTGGATATGTCATTTTGTAGAAACAAGGTATTACATTCATACCTTTCTCTCCACTATACAATTTTTTAGTAACTGTATTGTAAAACATTCCAGCTTCTGCACCTTCAACATATTTTGCATGTTTTTTTTTAGTTTCATAAGAACCACTTTGAAGTAGTTTTAGAAACGGTAAAGCTAAATCGCTTTTATCTATATTTTCTAAACCCATTCCTGAGTCTGCTTCAAAATCTAGAGTAGCTATCGCACCTTCTTTTTTGACTGTTAAGTCGCTTGTTTCTTGTGTCATGTTATTTGTTCCTTGTTATTTTTGTTTTGTTTCCCTTAAACAGGTTAAAATGTTCAGATGGCAAGTCTTGATTACTCTCGACTCGTTCTCTGTACAGTGCTTTGAGAGTCATGGGTTCAACTTTCATTTTTTGTGAAGGTTGATAACCGTTCGTCTCAGCAAGGCTAGCGTAATCGTTTGCCTTGTTATCTTCGCCACGACCAAAGGAAACAGTGATCTCGTTTTTAATTAGATCACCCAGGTCATTATCTCGAAGCCATTGGTAGGCACCTTCCTTACTTGCTACAGGAATACTGGCACCATAAATCTCTTTTACTTCTATGGCTGAACCATCAGTAAGTTTAAGAGTTTTTAATTTCATGTCATTCATTATCTCTGGAATAACTTCCTCGGATATCTTGTCGGCAGCTTCTTTCTTTTTCTTTAGATTTTCTTCCATGATTTTTACCTCATCTTCTAAAGCTTGCAACCTGATAACATAGTTAGATAAACTTCTAACATTTTCTATTTCGTTTACTTGTTGAGGAGAGTCCTCCTCAAATTGTTGTGCTAGGTCTTGATTACTCATCTATTTCTCCTTTCTCGTATAGATCAAATTCTAAAGGGTAGTAAGTATTTTCTTGTCTGTCCCATTTTAAACTTTTAGCTCTACCATTATTTACTTTTGCAATAACAGCACCAACCATAAAAATTATTTGTGGATCTCCAGACAATAATAAATAATCATTGTCATTAAAATCTTTTAACAATCTTTCTAGTTTATGTTTTATGGGTCCTGGACTCATAACTACTTGACTATCTTCCCTTAGAAGAACTTTTAATTTACCATATTTCTGAGCACCAATAATATTAAATTTAGGACGCCCTGCTCGGGTTCCTGGTACTTCTTGCAATACATAAACTATAGGTTCGGGTTTATTTTCTTTCATGCTTGACTTTGTAATTTAATTTTAGTACTTTGTCAAACAGAAAGAAGAATTAATTATGGATTATAAATTTAAGACTAAACCCTATGCACATCAAATAACTGCATTGGAAAAATCGTGGAATAAAAAAGTATTTGCATACTTTATGGAAATGGGAACTGGTAAAACAAAAGTTGCTATTGATAATATTGCTATGCTTTATGATAAAGGTAAAATTAATGGGGCTCTTATTATTGCACCAAAAGGTGTGTATAAAAATTGGCATTCTCAAGAAATACCTACACACTTACCCGATCATATTGAACATAAGTCTGTGTTATGGCAAGCAACTATAAATCAAAAACAACAAAAATTGTTAGATACTTTATTTGAAACAGGTGAAGATTTACATATATTATGTATGAATGTAGAAGCTTTCTCTACTAAAAAAGGATTAGACTTTGCAGCTAAGTTTTTAAACTGTCACAATACTTATATGGCTATTGATGAGTCTACTACTATCAAAAACCCTGGTGCTAAACGTACAAAAAACATAGTAGGTATTGGTAAATATGCTAAGTACAGACGTATTCTAACAGGTTCTCCAGTTACTAAATCACCTTTAGATTTATATAAACAATGTGAATTTCTAGATGAATTTTTATTAGATCACTCTTCTTATTATACCTTTAGGACCAGGTATGCTGTAATGCGTAAAGCACATTTCAATGGAAGGTCTGTAGAAATAGTAGTAGGTTACAAAAACCTTGGTGAGCTGTCCGAAAAACTAAAAGATTTTTCATACAGAGTTTTAAAAGATGATTGTTTAGATCTACCTCCAAAAACTTTTATGAAACGTATTATAACCTTAACTCCAGAACAAGATAAAGTTTATCAACAAATGAAAAAGATGGCTCTTGCTTTAATGAATGGCAAGATGATTACTACGGCCAATGCTTTAACTCAATTAATGAGACTACACCAAATAACGTGTGGACATTTTAAAGCTGATGATGGTTCTTTCCAAGAAATAAAAAATAATAGATTGTCTGAACTAATGGAAGTCTTAGAAGAAGTAGAAGGAAAAGCTGTGATATGGGCACACTATCAATATGATATAGAAACAATAGTAAAGAGTATTAAGAAAAGATATGGAGATGATTCTGTAGTAACCTACTATGGTAAAACTCCAAATGATGAGAGACAAGATAACATAAAATCTTTTCAAGATCCAGAATCTCCAGTTAGATTCCTTGTAGGAACTCCCCAAACAGGTGGTTATGGTATCACATTAACTGCAG